GAAGATCCAATGCCAGTAATACGAGCATTAACCTGAGTTGCACTCATAGTGCTTGTTAAACCAACAGTAACACCAGTAGATACAATAGGTGACTGAATATTGTTATCCAAAGCAATCAATGCTTTAGTATCTTGCTTATCTTGAGTAAAGGTGTGAGAAACGCCAGCACCAACAGTAGTAATATCTAAAATTGTTGGAGGATTAGCAAGAGCATCAGCTGCAGTAGGAGCAATCCTAAACTTATCTTCACTAAGTTTTATAGCATATACTGTAGAAGGAATAACACCACCGGATGTATTAATACCAGTTCCATCATGTGCATAAGTTAATTTCTCACCAGTAATTAAGAAGTGATCTGCAAATTGGAAAGTATTAGCATTTATATCAACAACTGTTGTATCAGTGTCAGGAGACCAGAACTTCTCAAAGATAGGTCTGTTTCTATGAGTGAGATCAAAATTCCGTTTAACAACAGCAAGAGTACCAGTGTAAGTACCTTCACCATTGCGGAGTTGTCCAACCGAATTTCCATCACCTATCCCGATAGTGTTAATACCAACCAGAGTTCTTTGATTCTCTACTGTTTGTCCAAATACCCTAACCTTAGTGGCAATATTTGCATTAGGTGTATAATAGAGGCAGAAATCAGTACCAGAGAAACCAGCACCAACTGTACCTAAACCAACATCCATCATTCCATCGCCATCATCATATGAAAGTACTTGTCCATACTCTGCTTCATACATCTCGGTGACAAGTCCATCACTTGCTTGTATGGTAAGTAATTCTTTTATTTCCGACTTACTATTTGTCGTATCTTCTATAGCAATGAACCAGTAAGAACCTTCATATTCCTCACTAGTAAATCCACAAATCTTATTCTCACCAGGAGTTGCAGAAGCACCAATAGTAGTATAGAAAGAACCCATCATGGATTCTACCATCGTAGTAGTACCAACACCACTAGCAGCCTTATTAAATCCATAATCAACAACCTTAACAGCACAGTTAGTGCTAACACCAGCAGCAGGATAGAAATTCAGATTAGTTAATCCACTTGTCTGAACACCAAAAGTTCCAATAAATCCACCAGTAGATAAAGTACCATAATCAACGAATCCTGTTGATGCATTATTAGTTCCAGGTATAACATTAACTTCAGTAAGCATGTGAGTGCTAATGCCTTCTGTTGTCTGCATTACCTCAACAATCAACTTATTACCAGAACTATTAGCAGGATTTGCTTGCCAAATTGTAGTTGCTGCACCAACTTGCGTTGTAGTTGTAAAACCACTAATTGTAACTAGATCACCTACATTTGTAGAACCAGTACCAACTGTTCCGCCTGTTTGAATACCAGGCATATTATTAAAATCAACAGATATGAAATCTATAACATAATTGTTTAATTCATACTTGGTAGGATAGAAATCAACGTTTGCATAAGCACCACTAAATCCATAATCAAAAGTACCTAAGTATCCTTGACTATCAACACTGTATTGGTTAATCCATGCATTAGAACCATCTGATACAACATTAAAGAAACCACACTGATTTTCTGCAGTATAACGAGTATCTTTTATATTATAGAAGTACCTATGACTTGTAAATTGATCCTTTGTAACAAAATCAAACTTTTGGAATGGGTCAGTTCTGGGCTTACTGTTGAATAAATCACCAACGTCATCTATCGACAGAACTCGGTTAGTTCTTGCTTCTTCATAATCAGTAAGAATTCTATTCTCTAAAACTATCTCTTTAGATACTGTAGTCTGATTCTCAGTACTAATTCCGGCAACTTCAACAGTCAATTCTGTAGCATTATCAAAGTCAAGTCTTGTATCAACATCAGTAGTTGAAATTAAATCAACTTTAACTGAAACCTCTTGTCCAGAAGCAGCACTAGCAGAGGCAGCACCTATTCCAGCATTAGGGAATCCAATACCGCCAGTTCCATAAGAACCATCACCTTGTTCATCAGCATCCTTTGGTCTTCCATCAAAAGACTCAAGTTCCATATCAGAGAACTTCTTAAATCCACTGGTATGTGTAATTTCACTAACTACATCTTTCCAACTTGAATATTGAATAGGAGATTTAATTGAATATGCAAATGCCTGATAATAATCATTATCATGTATTCTCTGTCTAGAATCATTTAAGAATCCAATTACTTCATGGAATCCTTTCTTCTGTTCTACTAAAGGACCGACATCAAAAGTAGAACCAAATCTTTCAATTTTTTGAATAAATCCAACTTGATTTGATGAATCACCTTCAATTTGCTTACCATCTTCAAATACATCAGATGTAGCAACTCTTAAAGTATTATTATTCTTATTCCATCCAATTACAGTACCAGTTTTTGTTCCAGTAAGTGTTTCTTGAGTAATCTTCTCCTTAATACTAAAATCACCTTTTTTAGTAACAGGAATAAATCCAGGGAAATGTTTTTCCGGTATTACGCGCCCAGCTGATGCATCTGGACTGAATTCACCAGGATTATCATTTTCTAGAACAAATGTTATCTTAGGATTAGCACCACCAATATTAGGTGTTATAGAATTAAGTGTAAAGAGGTTATAATTATATTCACTGGAATTATATCCAAATCCAGTAGTAGCAATACCAACACCTTCAACAAGAACCTTATCACCAATAGCAAATGGGAATATTTGTCCAGTAGAGAAATCAGTATCAAGAGTTAATTCTACAGTTGCATTTGAAGTAGTAAATCCAACAGTTTCAATACCAACACCATTAGAATTATGAATAGGTATAATAGATGGATTAGGATCTTGAAGTCTCTTAGTATTTTCTACAATTTTAATACTAGAGACACCAACAGAACCATCAACTTCTGTTATTATATCCATTTCAGTAAGGATTTGATCACTTACCCTATCCTTAACAACCAATTTTGGTGGTGTTGAATAATTATGTCCACCAGAACTTAATCCAATATGATCTAAAGTTCTAAATCTATCAATCTTGAATAGACTTGGTAATGCACCAGTTGGACGTAAAGTTTGATCGTATGGGAACTCATAACCAGGATCAGTGATTTGAGTTGTCTTAACTTGTCCTATTGAATCACTTTCAACCCGTAAGACGCAACCATTTCCATATGTTGTAGCAGCAGTTCCTGTATAAGTTCTACGTACTGTGGAAATACCAGGTATTGACTTATATCCAAATCCCTTATTGGTTATCTTAATCTTCGATATTGCTCCTAAAGCACCAGCAGAAGATGTCTCATATGACATCTTAGATGTTATATCTGTATATTCTGCACTTTCTGGTTCATTTGGAACATTAAAAGTAAATGTCGTTGAACCCATTGACGAAATCTTAAAGTTACCGTCATATAGAGAATCAACTAATTTAATAGTGTTAAAATTCTTAACAGTCTTATCAACAAAAATTTCAGATTGAATAGTAGTAATTCTATCTGGATTTACTGGAGATAAGTTATAATAAAGTAATTCTGGAGTCCTAGCATTGGTTTGTAGATATATTCTACCACCAGTTATTCCAACACTTCCACTACTAGTAACATCAAATTGATCTGGAGTTGCTGTTAGATATTCATGCTTGAAGTCCTTATCTCTATAGAACTTAACTGAGAATGCTGAATAAGTCGTTCCACCAGATACATTAGCAAGTGAACTATCAGCAACATTTAATTCTAACTTTTGTCCTCTAGTTATTTCAATTAATGGGTTAACTGGAAGTAGAGAATGTACTACAGCACCACCAGTATTGGCAAGAGATACAGCATCAGGATATTGGATAGTTGCATTATAATAATTTAACGCTAATTTAATAATATCATCACTTTCTTTAATTACATAATAAGAAGAACTAGCAGTTAATCCAGATACAACACTAGTAGATTCATATATGACTTGTTCTCCAGTCTTTAATCCATGATTTGTAATAGAAATAGTGTTATTAGTTGTACTAACATTATCTTGTTCAAAAGTTGATAATCCAACAGTTGTTTTTCTATTATAATCACTATACTTAACATTATAAGTACTGGTAATTCCAGGTACTACATCCAAGAATACTGTATCACCAACACCAAGTCCATGAGCAGTTGTTGCTGTTGCAGTAACAACTACTTTCTCTAATATACCAGTAAGTTGAATATCTGTAGTTGTTAATGAATGTGTTACACCAGCACCAACATTATGGAAATAAAGTTGTGTAGCAGCAGTAGAAGCAACACCAACATATGTTCCTTCTGAACCA